CTCGGCCGCGGCCTCGGTCGTCGTCGTGATCGGCCCCGTGACCCAATCGGGCGGGGTCGCGGCCGACGTGATCTTGCACGTGATCGCGAACGAGGCCCCCTCTTCGAGCGGTTGCCCGTTATTGACGGCCGTGATCGCGAAGGTCGCGCGCAGGCCTTTGGTCGTCGCCTGATCGAGCTCGCCGTTCAAGACAAGGAATTCAACTGGCGTATTGGTCAAGAAAGCGTCGACGATAAAATCGAGTTGCGTCGAGGCCGTGCCCGAGCGCGCGTCGAACATGGTGAATTCGAGCGTTCCCTCTTTGAGCGTGCCCACAGTGGCGCGCCAACCGGTGTTGGCGCGGGTCGTGACATCCGCTTCGCCGCCTTCCATGTTGAGCGTGACATCGGTGCAATTGGTCAGTTCCGCCCATACGGCCGGCGGAATTGCGGCCGAGTTGTAGTACAGTTTGCAATTCATCCCGAGGGGTACGGTTTCGGGCATCGCTTGGCGCTCCTTCCCTTAGGTGGTCACGTGATCGCGTTTTTCCAGAATTGCGGTAGTTCCGGCCGCTTCGCGGCGAACGCCGGACCCATGAATGGGCGGGGGGCGATCGTGAGTCGAATCGTCTTGCCCCGCTCGGGGCCCGCGGGAAATGTCATGATCGAGCGTTCGCCGTGTTCCAGGGCCGCCGGGGCCCCCGAGCGCGACCCCGCCAGTACGGGCCCGATCACGACCGAGCGCTCGGCGGGGTTGTAGCCGAAGTAGATGAAACGCCGGATTGTCCCCTTGTGCATCCGCGGGGGTTGCCCCGGCCGCGACGTGCCCCCGCGAGTATCGACGAGATCGCGCGCCTTGCCCCGCACGGCCGCCCCGAAGGCTGAGAGCGCCTTGCGGGTTCCCTTGTCGACCGCTTTCGTGACGGTCGAGCTCGTGAAAAATTGTTTCTGGAATCCCTTGGCCTCGATCCCGATCACTTCATTCTCCATTCGCGATAGGTGAGCGATAGCACGCTCGCGAATTCGCCGAACTGGTCGAGGCGATCCTGATCGTAGATCGGATCATTCGCGACCCCGACGCATGTCACGTCGTCGACGCCGGCGAGCGGCCCCTTGCGGAAGAGGTCGCCGATCTCTTCGACGAGTAGCATGAGGCCGTCCAAGGTCGCGGCGTCCAGGGGCGCGGGCCGATGGAACACGCCCACGTCGACCACGTACTCGAACGCGTCTCGGCCACGATCCAAGGGCGCGATCGTCCGGGCCCGGGCGACCACGAATATCGTGAGCGTTTTCAAGGTCTCGGGGGTCGGCCGGGGCATGTAGGCGCGGCGGGCCGCCGGTTGCTCGGGGTCGACGAGCTCGGCGGCCGCATTGATCGCGGCGGTCACAGCGTCGGCGATGGTAATGATCCGGGCCACAAGGCCGCCCCCCCGTCGACTTGCTTCGTGTGGATCCGCAACATGACCCGATACGGGTCGGCGAATCTCCACGGGGGTTCGCCCCCCGGCCCCATCACTTCGTACGTGAGCGTCTTGGATCCCACGCGCTCGCGGATCACGTCGCCCCGTTGGGGCAATTCCGCGGGCCCCGTGGTCGTGAATCGCAAGGCGTCGGCCGTGATCAGATAATCGCGATCGGTGTACTCGACGACGGTCGCGCCGAGCTCGTCGGCGAAGAGCATCCGAGTACGCCCCACGGTCGCGCAGACGCCCACGGATTGCGCCCCCCGCGAATACACTACGGGCCGGCCGGCGTATTGCCGCAGATTCGCGGCGTGCCACTCGGTCGCGCGGGCGAGCTGATCGACGCCGCACGCCGGATACGGAGTTCTCAGATCGCCCGAGGCGATCACGTCGAACGGTAGGCTCGCGAATGGGGCGTCATTCATACTAAGACCCGAAGGCGCTCGAGGGTGCCGTTTGTGCTTTGCCAGATATTAGTAACGAGGGCGCTACTCATTTCGATCGTATAATCGAAGGTAATGGATACACTCATATCAATTGTGACCGGTGGCACAGTGGCCCAAAGTCGGGGTGCGATGGTCGTTGACGTGCCACCCACAAGAATGACAAGCATGTTGCCCACTACTTGCCCACTACTGCCGATCGTGCGAATGGTGATCCATGATTCAATCGACCAGTGCAATTGACTGACGCCGGTTGGGATATTCTGCGCGTTGGTGGAGAGTATTTGCGTCCCATTGATGCGCAGTCTATGAATTGCGGTGCCCGGACTGGTCCCGGGTGAAGAGAAGTAACCGCCAATACGCCAGCGAAAGACATCATTAGCGACAAGCTTGGTGGCGGCGACGGTGGGGCTACCTGCGCCGGTTGCGACCAGCGTTGACTCGGTCGTCGTGTTCTGCACGGTCAGGCCGGTGTTCTGAGCGAAGTACAGCACGTGGGAACCGCCATCGACCCATTGCAGTCCGAGCGGGCTGGCGGAGTTGGCGCGGAGAATTTGGCCATTGGTGCCGGCGGATAATTGGAGCAATGTATTTGCATTCGCGGCGGCGACTAAATCGCCTTTCGTGTATGCGGTCAGGCCGGTGCCACCGTTATCAGGCGTCAGTACTCCCGAAACCGCGGCGGCGCTGCCGAGGTCTAAAGAGCCCCAACCGAGCGTATCGGCGGCGCGGGTGAGAATTTGGCCGTTTGCGCTGCTCGCGAGGCTCGCGGGCGGGCCGGCCGTGTTAAGGGCGCGTGCAATAACGGCATTGGCGGGTAAATCGGCAAGCTTGTCGAGCGTTACGGCCGAGGGATCGATCATCCACGTTGCCCCGCCGCCGCTCACGGTGATGTCGCCTTTGTCGCCGTCGCTCACGCCCCCGCCGCCCGAAGAAGTCGCCCATTGCGTGTCGTAATCGGTGCCCGAGGCCTTCGAGAGTACTTGCCCGGTCGTGCCCCCGGCGGGCACGCCCACGCCGGCCGGGCCGGGGTCGCCTTCGGGCCCCCCGGGCCCCTCGGGGCCGGCCGGGCCCGCAGGCCCCACGGGCCCCGGGGCCCACGTACCATCGCCCCGGACATAGTTCGAGGCGTCGGGCGTGCCCGTCGCGAGGCGGGCCGGCGCGATCACGCCGCTCGTGATGTCGCCGGCGGCGTGCACGTGCACGAGTGGGGCCTTGCTGGCGAGCGCCCCGTCGACTTCCGCATCCGTGTAATACCGATCGTCGTGATCGTGGGTCGCCTCGGCCTTGCCGTTCACGGCCGCCTTGAGCTCGTCGAAGATCTCGGCCGCCGGCGTCAAGGCGACGAGATCGCCAGGATCGAGCGTTACCTCGGTGCCCCACGTGATCGCGTCGACCGTCAAAAGATCGGCCGTGCGGCCCGTGATGCGCAAGTTGAAAAGTGGAATCGTGGGCGCATCCTGCGCGAACGCGGTGAGCAAGAGCGGGGCCGCCGGCGTGGGCGATCCGAACGCCGCGCCATCGGGCACGGCGAGAAAGCCCCCGCCGGGAATGTACGCCGTCTCGAGCGCTTGCTTGACGAAATTCAGCGCTTGATAGGTCGCCTGCGCCATGGTCGTTTTTCACAATCCCACGCGCACGCGGGCCGTGGTGTCGGCCGCGGCGACGGCCCGGATCACGATCCCGAGGCGCTTGTTCCCGGTCGCGGTCGCGCTGACCGTGTTAAGGGTGTCATCCCAATAGACGATCGCGCCGACGGTGAACGTCGCCGCCCCCGCCTTCGCGATGTCGAACACGCCGGCCCCCACCGTCAAGGCCCCCAGCGTGTTCGCGGCGATGAAAAGTTTCGTGATCCCGACGAGATCGCCTTGAATCACGACCGTGCCCGCGGGCGTGTCGGCCGTGGGCGTATAGTCGATCGAGAATCCGTCTTGAACGAAAGTTGCCTCGGCCATCGGTTACGCTCCATTGCTCTTGACGGCGGCCCGGTAATCTTGCAGCGACACGCCGAAATCGAAAAAGCCCCGCCATCGCATACCGAGCACGTCGAAATCCATTTCGCCGCTTTCGATCGTGGGCGTGCGATTGCCCCGCAGGTAATCGATCCCCACGGCCCCGAGTACCGTGGGTTCGGCGAACACGTACCAAGCGGTCGCCGAGTTGCCCGTGATCGTCGTGTTCGAGAGATACGGCGACACGACCAAGCGCAGGCGGTTATAGAACGGGTTTGCGTTCGGCGACTTTTGATTCGCCGTCGTCGTCTCGTTGAACGTGGTCGAGTTGAGTAGCGACCACGCCGTGCCCCAGAGCTCGGGGGGCACGAGCAAGATCGCGGGTTCGACCAGAATCGGTTTGCCCCCGGGGTCGGTCTGCTTGGCGAGTAGCGTGAGGGCGCTCGTCAAGCTGGTCGCGGAGAGCGCGGATCCCGCGCCCGTTTGCAGGTTCCCATGATTCGTCGAGAAAAACGCCGGCGTGCCCGGGTTCGACATCAAGAGCGTGAACACGGCGACCTCGAGCGCGAGCGCCGCTTGACGGCCGAGCATCTTGGGGAGTTGCGTGAACGCTTCGAGATCGTCGTTAATGATCATCTGCCGGGTGAGGGCGACGATCTTGCCCCACGTCTCGACTTTCGCGGTGTAGGATTCCTCGGACAATTGCATATGCTTAAGTTCGCCGTCGGGCCCGACTTTTTCGTAGGCCCCGGCGTCGGAGAGGCGATAGCGGGTCGCCGTCTTGAAATCGTTCACGTCGCCGGCGGCCGAGATCAGTGGGGCCGCCGCGCTCGTCGCTTGATAGGTATCGAGCATCGACTTGTTAGCGACGTTCGAGAGAACCCCGGTCGTCGAGACGGTCGAGAAACCGAGGCCCGAGGCCCGGATCGATTGCTCGACGGCGAACACTTCGAGGATCCCGCGATCGGTCATCCGTCCCGGCCGCAGGGGGCGGCCCGCGGCCGCGGCGACCAAGTGAAACAATTCGGCGATCCCCATTCCGCGCAAGTCGGGGGCGCTCGCCGCGGCGATCACGTCGGGGGCGAACCATTGGTCGATCGAGATGGGGCGCACGCCGGCCGACACGCACAAGGCGGCCTCGATGATGACGGGGTTCGCCCGCGGGCCCGCTCGCCGCGGCGGGGCCGCCGGCCGGGTCGCCCGCAGAATTTGCAGTTGCGCCTCGGTCGTATTCCATCCCTCGGTATCGGCCCGCGCGGCGAGCTCGTCTAAGGCGTCGACGTCGGCCCCGGGTTGCTCGGCGGCCTCGGCGAAGAGCGCCCGGATCGTTTGCTTGCGGGCCCGGTCGCGGCGCACGCGCTCGATCACGGCCCCGGCCGTGAGCTCGCCGGCGTCGGCCTCGGCCTCGCCTTGGTCGTGACTGACGAGCGGGGGCGACCCGCCCGCGGGGGCCGCCGCGGCGATCCGCGCCGAGGTATTGCCGTCGGCCCCGGCGTCGACAAACGATATTTCGCTGATCTCGGCCTTGCGCACGACGTGCAATGGGCCCGCGAAGTCGCGGCCGTTCACGGTGATCGTGTCGCCTGCGGCGATATGCTCGCGCTCGAGCACGGCCGCGCCGATCGAAAGCTGCCACTCGAATCCGTTGCGGGCCGCCTCGACCACTTCCCGCGCCTCGGGCGTGCCCCGCGAGATCACGCCGGCGGCGACGAGCTCGCCGGCCTCGACCGCGAGGCGTTCGGTATGCCCCACGCCGGCCCGGGAATCATGATCGAACCGGATCGGCCGTTTTTGGTTCGTCGTGTCGACGCCTTCGAGATCGACGACGAGGGGGTCGCGCCAACCGGCAACGCGCATCAGGCCCCCGCTATAGGCGCGCATCGTGAACCGGGGCAGCGGGGGCGGCCCCTCGGCCTCGGCCTCGGGCCCCTTGCGCGCCGTGAGATCGAGCTCGACGGCCCCCGTGAATGACA